AGGTGTTCGCAGGCGCATCTGCCGGCGTCATCGTTGCCGGCGTGTTCGAAGTCCTGCACCAGTACTGGCCCGCCATCCAGGTACCGAGCCCGGCGACGGTTGCGCTCATCGTCACCATCCTGTCCACTGCGGCTGCGTACTGGGCGAAGCACACGGCGCGGCCGGGTGGCCTTGACGAACCCCTCGCGGACCTGGCCGGGCAGATCGCGAAGCTGCAGGCCGCTGTCGCCGTCCGCCCGCCGGTCCAGCTGGCACAGTCCGGCACCACCACCACAGGAGGCGTCAAATGACGACCCCCGGCAAGCTCACCATCGACCACGCCACCGGCAAACTCCAGTCCCCCGACGGCTCCATCAACATCGGCTACGCGAACCCGTTCCCCATCCCGTTCAGCAACGGCCCTAACGTCACCGGCACCATGCGCGGCGTTGTCGAGCACACCACCGACGGTTACTGGCAGTCAGCTGTCGACCTGTTCGAATCGAAGTCCAACCACTCGGGGTCGGCGCATTTCCTTGTCGGCACCCTCGGCCAGCATGACGGCCAGGTGATGCAGTTCGTGCCGGTCGGCAAGGGATACGAGACGTACCACGCCTACGCGGCGAACCTCGAGTTCTACGGCATCGAAACCGAAGACGGCGGCAAACCATCCACCCCCATCAGCGACAAAGGGTTGTGGGCGTGGGCTGCGCTGTATGAGTTCCTGTCCGACTTCGCCGGGTTCCCGCTGCAACTGCTCACCAGATACGGCGGCCAGGGGCTCGGGTATCACCGGCAGTTCTACCGGTGGAATCTGTCGCTGCATTCGTGTCCTGGCGCGTCGTTCACTGACAACGTCCGCCGCGACCAGCGGGCCGAGATCCTGAAGCGGGCGCAGGCGATCCGGGACCAGAACGGCGGCGTCCAGACCGTGCACGCGGCGGCGCAGACGTGGACGAACGTCACCCCGCACGTGGCGGTCCGGTCGCAGTCGCATGACGTGGTGCTCGACGTGAAGCGGACGCCATGAACGTCCAGCCTGGTGACATCCTCGTCACCCGTTCACCCGGCATCTTCGGCCGCGCCATCCGCCTCGGCGCCGCCCTCCTCGACCGGCCCAACATGGACAACCACGTCGCCATCGTCCACCACACCGACAAGCACGGCACCACCTGGTGCCTCGAAGGCCGCCCCGGCGGGGTCGGCTGGCGTGACGCCCGCGACTACCTGCGGTCGCCGTGGACGGTGAACAACGCCGGGCAAGGCAAGTCAGCGGCGTCACGGAACAACGTCTGCGATGGTGCGGTCGCGCTGATCGGCACCGCGTACGACTGGGACGCCATCGCCGACGACGCCATGGTGTCCCTCGGCATGCCGCTGAAAGACGCATGGAATCCGAACGGCTTTGAGCCCGGCCACGTGGTGTGCTCGAGCCTGGCCGCGTACCTGTACGAGAAGTCAGGGCTCACCCATCCCGCTGGTGACCGGCTTGTGACGCCGGCGGACTGGCTGCAGCTCATCATCAAGCACCCAGGGTGGAACCGGTGAGCGACAGCGACTGGATGGAAACCGAGCACCTGCGGCCATGCAGTCCGCCGCTGTGCTGCCCCGAATGCTCAATCGTGCGGCGCTGGTTGCGGCAGTTCTTCGGGCGGTTCCGGTGAGCAGGGCGAAGGGGAAAGCCGGGCAAGGCGGCCGCGGCCAGAACTCTGCTAAACGCGCCGACAAGCACCGCAAGCAACGCGACCGAGCCCGCCTGAAACGCAAAGAACTCGAACGGCGGCTCCGCAAACACCTTGAGGACACCGTCAACTCGACGTATCTGCGTGGCCAGGGGAAGAAGGTCGTGAAAGAAGTGCGCGTCCGATATGGGGTCGTCGCATGACCTGCCCGTATCTGGCTGGCTGCCATCCGCACCATGGTGCAGGGTTCACCACCAACCTGCACCCAGCCGGCCACGTCGTCTATCACCACGGCGCCATCATCACCGCCGGGCATTCCACCGCGGGCGCACTGGTGCTGTTCGCGCTCGGCGTCACCATCCTGTGGCATCGCTACGTCGACGGCGAGTGGGGGTAACATGCCGTGGGATAACTCACCCGCTAAGCGCGCCGCCAGCGAAGCAACCTACGGACCCGAATACCGGACCAACCGAGCCATCGCCAGACGCCGCGCACGCGGCCGCTGCGAACAATGCCACCACCTGCATAGCAGGCTCGAGGCCGACCACATCGTCCCCCGCAGCCAAGGCGGCACCCACCATCACACCAACCTCCGCATGCTGTGCAAAGGCGAAGGCACCTGCAAATGCCACGACACCAAGACAGCTGGCGAAGGCGGCGGATATCGCAAGCCCAACGACCCCGAACCCGTAACCAGAACAGAATGGTGAATCATGAAACGCATCGCACTTGCCGCCGTCACCATCGCAGCCATCGCGATCATGCTGTCCATCACGTCGGCGTTCGCAGCCACCACCCACCATCCCGCCACCTGGCTACGGTTCGGACCTGTCCGACACTTCGATGACTGTCACGGCCTCGGCCAGCGAGTCAGCCAGGTGAACGGCAACACCTCAGCCCTGCACTGCAAGAACGGCAAGACCTTCCTGTCCTGACCCGGCTCGCTGCGTGCAAAACACAACACAGGATGGTCACCATGCGTGACACCCCCGCCCGCAGAAATTCGAACACGCGACCGTCGATGAACTGTTCGAAAAAAAGTCCAGCGAAAAGTACGCGCACCAGAGCCGCTCCATCTGACCTTCCCCCCCTTGCGCCGGGGTGTTGCGGTCACATAAAACGCTTTTCATATGTTTGCGGAACAGGTGTTCGAATGCGTCAGATGCTGCCGTGACGCTGTGTAGTTACGCGCCGAGTATGCGGATCTGGGGCCGCCGGGGTGCGGGGAGTGTCTGCGCTGCGTAGATGGCGCCTGCGGCCGCGTAGGCGGCGTCAACGTGTCCGGCGTCTTTGCGTACGAACCGCCAGCCATCGCCCGTGTGGAGTTTGGTGGCGGCGGCGATGTGTGCGTCCAGGAGCGGGTCGGCGGGGTGGATGATCTGGCGGCCGCGGACGAGGTCGGCCAGGTTCTGGCAGGCTTCGCCGGCTTTGGTGCCGCCGATTTCGAGTTGCTTGCCGCGTTTGCGGATGACGGGGCCGAGGGCTGCGCCGGGTCCGGAGGGGTACCAGCCGATAGCGCGGGCTTTGATGGTGTCGAACAGTCCGTCGAGGTCGCTGCGTGCGTCTTCGGTGGATTTCCATGCTTTGACGATTTCGACTCTGACGCGCCCGTCGTCGGTCTGGGCGGCCGCAGCCAATGTTGCGTGCTGGCCGTCTTCGGCGGCATCGAAGCAGAGCGCGATGCGGCCTTTGAGCGCGGTGAGGTTGCCGGCGTCGTCGGCGCAGTCCCGCCAGGCGCCGAGGTCGATGGCTGCGTCGAGGTTGGGGACGCGCTGGCACAAGACTTCGGTGCGGTAGATGGCTGGCGGGTCGGTGCCGAGCGCTGACCAGATGGCTTCCTGGCTGAGTCCGACGTCGTAGCCGATGCTCGGGTTGGCCTGGCAGATCGCGGCGGGGTCGTCGAGTTCGCAGCCGTCCGGTGCGGACCATTCGAGGAGGCACAGGCTGGGGTCGGTGCCGTTGCGGCCGACTTCCTGGAGCTGGTTGAGGACGATGCTGTAGTCGTCGCCTGCGTTGGACATGGCCCATGTCTGGCCGTTGCGGCGTGCGCTGGTTGTCTTGCTGACGGCCGCCCACGTTTTCCAGTTCGACTGGACCCGCAGTTCGTCGATGACAACGAGGTCGTTGGAGGCACCGCGGCCTGCGTCGCCGCCGGCCATGATCTCGTATTCGCAGCCAGCGAACCAGCACTTCTCGTCGCCGTTGACGTTGCGGACGCCTTCCCACTCCGACGCGAGTTCGGGGACGGTTTTGATGGCGCGCTGGACGAGTGTCCACTGCTTGCGGGCGAGGCCGACGCGGTGGGCGGTGCCGAGGATCTGCCGGGCACCGTCCACGTATGCCCGCCACAAGGTGATGATGCGGAGGAGGTGTGATTTGCCGTTCTGGCGGGCGACGACGATGAGGACGGTGCGGAACCTGTAGCGGCCGCTGGGGAGGAGTTCGAACGCTGATTTGACGACGAACTCCTGCCACGGCAGCAGCGGTTCACCGACCACGTCGCGGGCGAAGTCGATGATCTCGAACCCGCGGGTCGTCTTGCGGGTGAGCGGCCGCAGCGGCTTCGTGTAGTGCAGCGGCTTGGTGTATCCCTTGAGCGCGGGTTTACGCCTGGCGGGCGGCACGGATTTTCGCCAGGTTGCCTGCAGGCCCGGCTGGCGCGGGTCCTGTCTTCTTGACGCGTGCCCTAGCACCAGGTGTCGCGCCGAGTTCCGTCAATGTGTCGAGCAGCAGGGGGCCGATCCACCGCAACGCCCAGCCGCGGTCAGCTTTGTCGCCGTCGATGCAGGCACGGTCGATCAGGTCGGCGTATTCGCGTGCCAGCTTCACGGCCGCGGCGTCCTTGTCGTCCAGTTCGAGCGCTTCGATGGTCTGGTCGACTCTGGTGCGCAGCAATTCGCCTGCGTCCCGGAGTGTCATCGCTGGCACCTGCGACATCTAACTGTCGTCATGTTGTGATTGTGACACTTACACGTCTAAGATTCACGGTGAGAGGCCCGCCAGGCATAGCTCTCGCTCTGGCGGGCCTCTGGGCTGTGCCTGGCGGCCATGTCCCGCCAGGGAGAGCCACTTGGCCAGCATCACCGCCCCGCCGCGTCGCCGTTCCCTGATCGGCGCTGTCCTGGCGGCGCATCGTCCGGGCCGGGTGAGCCAGCTGGCGGCGAAGGTCCGTGAGCATGTCGTCACAGTGGCGGCGCTGACCGCGATCGATGTGGGCGCGTTTCATGTTCCTGGCGGGTGGGGGATGTTCTGCGGCCTCGTCGTGACGGGCGGGTCGCTGCTGGTGGCTGACTTCGCGGTGACCGGGCGATGAGCCTGATCGGCAAAGCCCTCGCCGTCCGTAACCAGTCCCCTGTGCCGCTTGCGCCGTCCCGTCCGTATGGCGCGGCTGCGTTGCTGAGCCATTCGGCGTCTTCGGATCAGGCGGCGGTGCGGGCGTTCAAGTCGCAGGGCACCGTCCATTCGAATGTGGCGCTCCTGGCGAGCTCGGCGGCGAAACCTGAGTGGTCGCTGTACCGCAAGCAAGCCACCGACGGCCGCGTCCGCTACTCCACGTCTGAGACGGGCAGTGATCAGCGGACGCAGGTGGTGCGGCATCAGGCCCTGAACGTCCTGAATCAGCCCGCCACGATCACATCCGGCGGCGCCACGTATGTGGTGTTCACCCGTAAGCGGCTGTTCGAGATTTCGGGGATCTGGCTGGAGACGACCGGTAAGGCGCACTGGGTGGTGGAGTACGGGCGGGCGCCGTTCCCGATGGGCCTGTGGCCGGTGCCGCCGTGGCGGATGCAGCCTGTCCCGCATCCGGAGACGTTCCTGGCCGGCTGGATCTACACGTCACCTGACGGCAGTGAGCGGATCCCGCTGCGGGTGCAGGACGTCATCTACAACTGCTACCCGGACCCTGAGGACGTGTACGGCGGTGCGGGTCCGATCGGGTCGGTGATGACGAACATCGCCGCCGCCCGGTACGCCACCGCATGGAATGCGTCGTTCTTCGAGAACTCGGCCCGCCCTGACGGTGTCATCGAACTGGACCCGTCGGTGGAGGACGTCGACTTCGACCGGATGGAAATCCAGTGGGCCGAAGCGCACCGCGGCGTCTCCCGGTCGCATCGCATCGCTGTGCTCGAGGCGGGCGCGAAATGGGTGCCGACCGGCACCAGCCCGAAGGACATGGACTTCGCGAACCTCAGCCTGGAGATGCGGGACGAGATCCGCGAAGCACTCGGCATGCACAAAGTCATGACGGGTGTCACTGATGACGTGAACCGCGCCAACGCCCAGACGGGTGAGGAAGTGTTCACGTCGTGGAAGATCGAGCCGCGGCTGGACCGCTGGCGCGATGTGCTGAACAACCAGTTCCTGCCGCTGTTCGGCGTCACCGGCCAGGACGTCGAGTTCGATTACGCGTTGCAGGCGCCGATGAACCGCGAGCAGGACAACGCCGAGCTGACGGCGAAAGCGACGGCCGCGAACCTGCTGATCACGCCAGGCGTGTTCGACCCTCATGACGTCCTGAAGGTGGTCGGCCTGCCGGACATGAACACCGTGGAGGCGCCGCCGCCTGCGGCCGCTCCCGAACCTGCCCCGGCGACGCAGAGCGAGGCGGCGCTGATGGCGATGGCCGGGATCGCGCCCGGCGAAGACGACATGCATGAACGACTCAGGCGCGTGATGGCTAACGGTCACGTGCCGGTAGCAACCGGGAGGACGTGAATGGCGGACAAGAAGCCGTGGCGCACCGCCCGGCCCATGTCGAACCTGCGGCAAGGGCAGGTCGACTGGTACAAGATCATGGACAAATCCGAGCACGCACCGGCGCAGCTCATGATCTACAACGAGATCGGCTACTTCGGTGTCACCGCATCGGACCTGATCGGTGACCTGTCCCCGGTGACCGGCGAACTTGAGGTTCATATCAATTCGCCCGGCGGGGACGTGTTCGACGGGATCGCGATCTACAACTACCTGAAGAACCGCGGCCAGGTATCCATCATCGTCGACAGCCTGGCGGCGTCGGCGGCGTCGTTCATCGCCATGGCAGCCAGCCCCGGCAGGCTGCTGATGGCGAAGAACTCCACGATGATGATCCACGACGGGTTCACGGCCGCGATCGGGAACGCCGCCGATCTGCGTCAGGCCGCCGATCTTGTCGACAAGGCCAGCGACAACATCGCGTCCATCTACGCCGAGCGCACGAACCGCGACGTCGAATACTGGCGGGACGCGATGCGGCAGGAGACGTGGTACACGGCGAAGGAAGCCGTCGACGTCCGTCTGGCTGACGGCATCCAGGGTGCTGAGCCGCGGGCCGCGTGGGACCTGTCCATCTACAACGGCCCCCGCAAGGTCGACAACGCCAAGTACAACGCCGACGACCGGAAGCGGATGGCGTCGAACGGGCAGGCAATGCCGGACGGTTCGTATCCGATCGCGGACGCCGAGGATCTGGACAACGCGATCCACGCGGTTGGCCGCGGCGGCGGGTCGCATGACGCGATCCGCAAGCACATCATCAAGCGGGCAGCCGCTCTAGGGCTGTCGTCCCGGATCCCTGACAGCTGGGGTTCGGACGGTTCCATGAATGACGGCACCGGCAACAGCTGGAGCCGCGAGTTCCTGATGGCTCTCGAGGAGGCCAAGGCATGAGCACACCCGTAATCCCGCAGACCTCCACGGAGCTGCAGGAACTTGTCAATGACCCGAAGAAGGCAGCGCCGATCTTCGCTAACAAGGACACTCGCGATGAGTTCCTGATGACCTATGCGCGGAAGGTGTTCGGGTTTGACCCGGACCTGAAGGCGCAGCTGAATGAGCAGGTTCAGATCGGTCTCGCCGACATGCTCAAGGGCAACGGGCTGGCGAAGGGCGGGCCGCCGGTCACGCTGACGCCAGGTTCGCCGCAGTTCTCCGCTGTCCGCAACGCCATGTACAACCGGGCCGCACCGGGTGCGCCGCTGGACGGCACCTATTCATCGCTCGGCGACTTTGCCCTGGACGTGTACCGGGCAAACAAGACGGGTGCGAAGATCGGGAACCCGGAGGCGTGGCAGAAGGTCACCGAGCTGTCGAACAACTACAGCGAGACCGACCCCGGCTCCGGCGGGTTCCTGGTGCCGGAGGAGATGCGGACCAGCATCATGTCGCTGGCGCTCGAGCGGTCCGTGGTACGGTCACGCGCCACCGTCATCACCATGAACTCGCTTACGACCCGGATCCCGGTCGTCGACGAGACGACGCACAGCGGTTCCCTGTTCGGCGGCATGATCTTCTACTGGATCGGCGAGTCCGCGTCGATCACGCCGACGAACGCGAAGTTCGGGAACGTCAAGCTCGAGGCCAACAAGCTCGTCGGCGGTGCCCGTGTCCCGAACGAGCTGTTCGCTGACGCTTCGGCGCTCAGGACGTGGCTCGAAGCCAATGCGCCCCGCGGTCTCGCGTTCTATGAGGACCTGGCGTTCATCGCCGGCGGCGGCGTCGGTCAGCCCCTCGGTTTGCTGAACGCGGCCGCGCTGGTCCAGTTCGACCGTTCCGGCGACGCCGCCGTCACCATCGACGACCTCGCCGGCATGTACGCCAGGATGCTCCCAGAGTCCCTGGGTTCGGCTGTGTGGCTGGTCAACCAGACGGTCGTGCCGAAGATTTTCGCCCTGTCCACCGGCACCGGCGGCTACCCGCTGGGTGTCACCAACATCCAGGACAACCCGGTCACCACGATCTTCGGCCGTCCGATGGTTGTCACGGAGAAGCTGCCAGCCAACAACAACGGCGCCGGCAACGACATCGTGTTCGCTGACCTGTCCTACTACCTGGTGGGTGACCGTCAGGCGATCTCGCTGGACTACAGCGAGCACTCCCGGTTCATGAACGACGAAACCGAGCTGCGGCTGATCGAGCGTGTCGACGGCCGTCCGTGGATCCAGTCCGCGCTGACCCCCGTGCATGGCGACTCGCTGTCACCGTTCGTCGGCGTCACCGAGAGCTAAGCCAGTTCCACCCCGGCGGCCGCATTAACACCCGGCCGCCGGGGCCGACCGGGGCAGTAACGCCCCCCTGCTAGGAGGAAACAAGAATGGCTGTACGAGGACTAGGCCACGACTTCGACATCTGCCATGTGGTGGCGCCTGTCGCCGACGTCGAGGTTGCGCTGACCGGCGCGAACATTCACATGAAGAACTACGGCGGCATCGCGATCTGCGCCTACTACGCAGCCGTGTCCGCCGGCACCGACACCGCTGTGGTCGACATCCAGCAGGCGAACGCGTTCACGTCCGGCACCGTCAAGGACCTGGATGTCGTCACCGAGTTCTGGATCAAGTCTGAGGCCACCCTGGACGGCGACGAGGCATGGGTGCGCACCACCCAGGCCGCCGCATCAGAGATCAGCCTGACCGGCGCCACCTACGCGGCCACCCAGCTGATGCTCGTGTGCCAGATCGACGCCGATGACCTGGATGTCGCGAACGGGTTCGAGTGGGTGTCGATCGCGCAGGCCGACCCCGGCTCCGGCGGCACCCGTCCCGGCTGCGTCTTCGCTATCCCGTACGGCCTGAAGGTGCAGCGCGCACCGGAGAACCTGGCCGTTCCGTCCGCGTAGGAGGCTGGCAATGTCCATCGAAGAGGACTACCTGGTCGCGAAGGTCCGCGAACTTGAGGACCGTCTGGCCAGGCTTGAGGCCGGGACGCCTGCGGCCGCAGACGACGCAGCGGACCCGGACGCGGACCGGCGTGCGAAGGCGGCGCAGCGGGCACGTGACCGCCGGGCGGCAGCGAAAGCAACAGACGCACCCGCTGAGGGTGCGACTGAAGGTGACGAGTGAGTTTTTACGACCTGCTCGGCATCTATCAGACGGCGAGGCAGGAACGGGAGTTCTGGGCATCCCAGCCGCCCAGGGCGTGCCCTAATGACGGGGAACCGCTCTTGCCGTCGCCGCCCGGTTCAGGCAGCGAGTTGTTCTGCCGGTTCGACGGCTGGCAGTATCCGCGGGACTGGGATCCGTCGACGATGGCAGGCATGTGATGAGCACTGAGGACGACGGGTTCGAACCTGAGCAGCCGCGGAACATTTTTCAGTTCGAGATCATCGCCGAGGCCGAAGTGACACCAGGGCCGGAAACACTCGCCAGGATGGCGGCCGAGAAGGCAGAGAAGGACGACGCCGATGACGGTAGGGATTAGCACCACCAACACCGCGAATGCGTGGATTAACACGCTCCGCGGCACCTCAGCAGCGACGTTCACTGGTGTCACCACCATGTTCATCCAGCTCCACACCGGTGACCCTGGCGCGTCGGGTACGGCGAACGTGGCGAACGCTTCGACGCGGGTGGCGATCAACTTCGCGGCCGCGTCGTCCGGGTCGGCGGCGATCACCGGCACCACCCAGTTCACGGGGACGGCGACGGAGACGATCTCGCATATCTCGGCGTGGGGTGCGTCCACGTCAGGCACGTTCTACTGGTCCGCTGCCCTGACCGTGTCGAAGTCGATCAACAGCGGCGACACGCTCACCCTGTCCACCTGCACCGTCGCGCTGACACCCCTGGCGGCGTGACCGCCGGCTCACCCGGCCGGAGGTGAGCCGTGGCAATCCAGAAGCTTTACCTGCACGACGCAGCCACCGGCAACACCGGAACACTGCCGTCCGGCAAGCAGTCCGCGACCACTGACGCCCAGTCGTCGACGCCTACGGGCAAGAACACGCAGCGGTCGATGGACGGCACTGCGGGCAGCAGCCAGACGTCCGCGTCGTGGAGCACGCTGGCGAACACGTCAGCGCAGCCGACGATGCTGCGGATGTTCGAATCCGGGCCGCTGGCCGCTCAGACGATCGCTGCCGGTAACTGGCAGCTGTCGATGGCCGGCATCGAAGCGAACGCGAACGCGAACCTGCATTTCACCGCCTGCGTATATGTGTGGCGGCCGTCGACGGGGGCGCTGGTCGGTTCCCGTATCTTCGACACCACCGCAGCCAGCACCGGCGAACCCGGCACGTCCGAAGCCGCGGTGTCAGATGCCACGATCAGCGGCGGGTCGGTCACCACGGCCGCCGGTGACATCCTGGTCTGCGAAATCTGGCGTGACGCCACCACGCAGGGCAACGGCATCGCCCGTGCCTGCCAGTTTTTCTATGACGGCACCACCGAAGCCAGCACGTCAACGAACGCGGCGTTCCTGCTCGCCCCGGCGAGCATCCTCGAGCAGTCCGACCCGGTTAACGTCCTGTTCGACGCATCAGCGTCGTCGAGTGTCACCAGTAACCGGAACCTGGCGTTCAACCACACGTGCGGCGCGGCTGCGACGAAGCTCTATGTCGCGGTCGTCATGGGCCTGACGAACGACATCAACCAGACAGTCACTGTCACTTATGACACCGTGTCCATGTCCGACATCGGCGCCGGTCAGGTCCATGCCGACTCGGTCACCAACGGCTACGTCCAGGTGTTCGAACTCGACAACCCGACGACGGGTGCCGCGAAGTCGGTGTCGATTTCGATCACGGGTGGCGGCACCCCTGGTTCGCTGATCGGCGGTGCCTGGTCGTATGCCCCGGCGTCCGGGTTCACCCTGCAGACCGGCACCCCGGCGAGCACATCCACCACGTCGCCGACAACGCCGATCACGACGAACCTGACCACCACGGCCGGTAACAGGGTCGCGGGCGCGATCGGGACCGGCAGCAGCGGCGAGGCTGCGCTGCTGACGCAGGTGTTCCTGGTCAACGTCAACAACAGCACTGGCGCCGGTAACGGTGCCGCTGAAGACGGCTATGCGCCCGGCGGGACTACGGCTGTCGGGTTCTCCGTCGCTGATGACGCGGCGCTGATCGCGTGGGAGATCCAGGCGGTTTCCAGCGGCGCATCAGTGACCGCCGATGTCGCCGCCTCGAGCACGGCCACGATTACGGCGGCGGCGACTGGTAGCCGGCTGGCGGCGGCATCGAGGTCGACGACTGCGACGATCACGCCGGCGATGACGGCCGCTGAACAAGCCGCTGCGTCGCGTAGCAACACCGCCACCATCACCGCCACCATGACCGCGGCGGAGTCGGCTGCGGCCGCCCGGAACACGACAGCGACCATTACCGCAGCAGGCACTTACGGGCAGCCCGCTGCGGCTGCGGTCGCCAGCACTGCGACGATCACGCCGGCGATGACGGCCGCTGAGTCTGGTGCGGCTGCCGTGTCGACGGCAGCCACCATTACGGCGTCAGCGACGATCACCACCGGGCAGATAGCCGCTGACGTCGCCGCCTCGAGCACCGCCACGATCACCGCGGCAATGACCGCTGCTGAACTAGCGGCCGCAGCCCGCTCAGCAACGGCGACCATCACTGCCACGATGACGGCCGCTGAACAGGCAGCAGCAGCCGTCGCCAGCGTGGCCACCATAACGGCCGCCGGGACCGGCAGCAGGCTCGCCGCGTCCGCCGTGGCGAGCCAGGCAGCCATCACAGCCGCCGCGGCCGCCGCCGCGTCCGTCGCGGCCGCTGTCAGCACGGCCGCGACCATCACGGCGGCCGCTGACGTCACCACAGGTCTGACAGGAACGCCGGGCAGCGTCGCCGTCAGCAACCGCGCTTCCTCCGCTGCGGCCGTCACCAGCGCCCCGTCTGGCCGGGCGACAGTGTCCAGCGCGCCAGCCGGAACAGCGGCCGTCAGCAACACGTCATCTGGTTCCGTCACGATTGCCAGTACCGCCGCCGGTGCCGTCACGATAGGGAATTCGCCATGAGCAGGACCGTCTACAAGTCAGGAACCCTCGTCATCAGCTCGGCGCTGTTCCAGGACGACGCCGGCACCGCAACCGACCCCACCGCCGTCGTCGTCAAATACAAACTCGGCGGCGCGGCCGCGCAGACATTCACCTACGGCACCGACGAGGAAGTAGTCAGGGACGCCGCCGGGGAGTATCACGTCAATTTCGACACCACCGGATGGGCTGGTCCCGATAACCGGCTTGACCTGACGCAATGGACAGGCACCGGTGATGTGCAGGCGATCGGCGACGACGAGTGGGAGGTAGAACCACCGCTGCTGTAAGCCGTATGCTTAGGACAAAGCCCGCCAGGCATCTCGCCTCGGCGGGCTTTGTCCTGGCGCCCGATGTTCCCGGCCTCTTACGGGGGGCCTGGCGGCAGAAAGCGACCGCGAGGGACCGCAGTGACGTCGAAGACTGTTGGCACGCAGCACAAACCGCATAAAGGCGTCCAGATTTCCGGCGGTCCCGTCGTCCCCCGTCACCCGGTCACCCATAAGCATCACCCGGCTGCCCGGCATAAGCATCAGCAGCCGAAGCCGAAACATCAGCATCATCAGCATCACGCCGCGCATCACCCGAAGCAGGGACGGCAGAAACGCGGCTGGACACCATCAGCCGACGCGGACTGCTGTGTCGCTGAAGCCCTGGCCGTGTTCGGCATCCCGTTCGAGCAAGACGAGCCGGTGTTCATCGCTGACGCGCTGACGGCCAGCTATCCCGTCTTCACGGAAAGAAGTCCCCTGGACCTCTTGTCGCCGGCCGCCGGACTCATCCTAGGTGTCGCCCTGCCTGAGCCGCATGCGGTCGCTGTCGACCTGAACGGCATCTGGTGGTCGTGGGGTGAGCCGTTCAACCCCGCAGAGTGGCCGGAACTGGTTATCGAGGAGGTATGGGCGCTGTGACCGTGTACACGCCGTGTTACTGCAGCCGTGAAGACGTGCAGCGTGCCGCCGACTTCGCTGACACCGCCATCGACAGTCTCCAGGTGGACCGCGCCATCCAGTCCGTCGCCCGCACCATCGAAAGCCACCTGCACCGCGTGTTCTACCCCATCGACGCCGTCTACAAGTTCGACTGGCCGGACAGCCGCGGCACCGCGCCGTGGCGCATCTGGTTCGGCCAGTGGGACCTCATCACCGCCAGCGAGGTCACATCCGGCGGCGTCGCAGTACCGATCGACCAGGTGTTCTTCCTGCCGAACAACCGGCGCCCCGGTTACCCGTTCACCCACCTCGAGCTTGACTTGTCCACGTCGGCGACGTTCAGCGGCGGCAACACGCCGCAGCTGTCCGTCGCGGTGACCGGGACGTGGGGATTCACCGACGACAGTGACCCCGCGGGCACGCTCACCGCCGATATCACCGACACCACCAGCGGCACTGTCACGGTCAGCAACGGCGCCGCATGCGGCGTCGGTGACCTCCTCATCGTCGGCACGGAACGGATGATCGTGTCGGACAAGAAGATGGCGTCGACGGGGGTGAGTTTCGCCGGGTTCACGTCCGACACGGCGTCAGATAATGTGCTGGCGGTCGCTGACGGCACCGTGTTCGCTGTCGGTGAGGTGCTGCAGTTCGACGCGGAACGGTGCCTGGTTACTGACATCACCGGCAACAACCTGACCGTCAAACGGGCATGGGACGGCACCGTCCTCGCCGCCCACACGTCCGGCACGATCTACGCTGCCCGGTCGCTGACGGTGCTGCGCGGCCAGCTCGGGTCAACGGCCGCCACCCACGACAGCGGTGACACGGTTTCGCGGCACCGGCCGCCGTCGCTGGTTCGTGACCTCGCCATCGCTGAAGCCGTGAACAGGGTGCTGCAGGAAACCTCCGGCTACGCCCGCACGGTCGGCGGCCCCGACATGGCGATGCCCGCACCTGGCGGCGGCCTCGCCGACTTGTGGGCTGAAGCTGTCACCGGATACGGCCGTCAGGCCCGGAAGGGCGTGATCTGATGGCCGGCAGTTATTCGGTGCGTGTCCGCGGCCCCATGTTCGACGGCCTGGCCATCAACGCCATGCAGGACTACACCCGCGCCGTCGAAGAAGAACTAGCGCATCAGGCGCAACAGGAAATCCAGCGCCGAGCCCGCCGCATGAACAGATCAGGTCGTAACACCGGGACCGCTGCCCGGCATGTCCGCGTGTTCGAACGCGGCTCCGCGTTCTGGGTGCATGGTGACAGCAACAAGGGCGAAGTGTGGTGGCCGTGGCTGGAAGGCACCAGCAAACGTAACTTCACGACCCGGTTCAAGGGTTATCACACATTCCGGGTCGTGAAGAACCTCGTGCAGCGGCAGTCGAAGAAACGGGCGCAGGAAATCCTGGCGCGTTACATCCCGGAGATGGGCGGCCGGGTGTGACATTCAACCAGGCCGCAGTCATGGGGGTGTTCGCCGAACTCCAGTCTGTCGGTCAGCGGCTGGGGCAGTTCCGGCGTGTCATCACCCACGAGCCGAAGTCGCCGCCCGGCACCGGGATGTCGCTGGCGATCTGGTGGCAGTCCCTGGACCCCGTCCAGTCATCCGGCCTCGCCGCCGTGTCCGGCCGGGTCACGTTCCAGGCCCGCATCTACGCGTCGCTGCTCGAGAAAGCCGAAGACAACCAGGACCCGCAGCTGCTGTCTGCGTCGTGCGCGTTCCTCGCGGCCTTGTCCGGCGATTTCAGCCTGGCCGGCCAGGCACGGGCTGTGGATCTGATCGGGATGGAAGGGCAGGCACTCGAGGTGACATCGCAGTACCTGCAGATTGAGGACAAGACGTTCCGGGTCGCTGAATTCGTGATCCCCGTCATCATCAATGACCTGTGGAGCGAGGTGCCCTGATGGCCGGGAAACTGACCGGGCTCGGCGACAACTTCTACATCGGCGGCTACGACCTGTCCGGTGACGTCAACAGCCTCGGCCCCGTCCACGGCGGCCCGGCCGCGCTCGACTTCACCGGCATCAAGAAGTCCGCCTATGAACGTCAGGGCGGCCTGCGTGACGGCGGCATGGATTTCGCCACGTTCATGAATGCCGACACTGCGGCCGCGCACGCAGCCTTGTCACCGTTGCCGACCGCTGATGTGATCGCGACGTATTTCAACGGCACCGTCGTGGGGAACGCGGCCGCGTCATGTAATGGCAAGCAGGTCAACTATGACTGGAACCGCGGCAACGACGGTTCCCTGATGGGTGCCGTGTCAGTCACCTCCGACCAGTTCGGCCTCGAGTGGGGCACCCAGCTGACGGCCGGGCTGCGCACCGACGCCACCGCGACGACCGGCACCGCGTTCGACAACCTCGCCGCGGGTTCCAATGGCGCGCAGGCTTACCTCCAGGTGACTGCGTTCACTGGCACCGACGTGACGATTAAGGTCCGGCATTGCGCCACCAGCGGCGGCACCTACGCCGACCTGATCGCGTTCAGCGCGGTCACGGCCGCGCAGACAGCGCAGCGGGGCACCGCAACCGGGACGGTGAACGAGTTTTTCAAGGTCGTCACCAGCACTAGCGGCGGGTTCACGTCGGTGTCGTTCGCCGTCATGATCGTCGTCAACCAGACGGCGGTGACGTTCTGATGGGCCTGTACCGGATCCCGCCAGCACTCCCGGCGGCGGCCTATAAGACGTATGTGATCGCACGGTCCCGGCGTGGCCGCCGCCGGGGCACCTGCACCGAAGCCGGATGCGACGCCTGGCGGTTCGGGTGGCAGACCATCGTCCCCGCCGACTCGCCGCAAGCCGAATACATCCGGCATGACCGGTCCAGGTCGTGGCGGGAGGAACGCGACCCTGGCGGCCTGGCCAGGTTCACGTTCGGACCCGGTCAGGAAGCGTTCGCAGGCCAGCATGAGCACTGGGTCTGGGCTGACGAACCGGGCGTGTTCCTGGTCCGCGGCGGCGACTACCGCGGTAACCCCCGCCAGACACCGGCGCTGCGCCATTCCGGGTTCGACGCGTGGGCTAACGACTTCGGCGACCATCAGGACAAGCTCGCGAGAGCACAACAGTAGAAGAGGGACACAATGGCAGGCAAGCTCACCGGGCTCGGCGCCACCATCGCCGTCGACAACTCGAGCGGCACCGCGAAAACGATCAGCAACGACATCACTGATTTCCAGTTCGCCACCCCCCGCGGCGTGCAGGACGTCACCGGTGTCGACAAACTGGCGAACGAACGGCTGCTGCTCCTCGCCGACTATTCCGTCACGTTCAACATGGCGTTCAACAACGACGCGGACCGGCAGCATGCCATCTTCTCCACGGTGCCGTCGACGTCGGTGGCCCGCACCACCAGCATCAAACCCACCAGCGGCTCAACGCCGGTGCTTGCGTGCGAGGTGCTGTTCACCGACTATCAGGTGAACCGGTCAGCATCCGGCGAGCTCACCGCATCGGCGCCAGGTGTCCTGTCCGACGGCACCGTGCCGACGTGGGCGTGACCGATGGTGTATGAACCGCAGCGCAAAAAGTACCGGCTGCATTTCGAAGGCGCCGAATACGACGGCCTTGAAGTGCTGATGAAACCTGTCTCGACCGGTGAACTGCTGGACATCACCGAGCAGACAGAAACCGCCGCCACCACGGAACAGGTGCGGCAGCTGCTCGGCCGGGTCGCCGGATACCTGCATTCGTGGAACGTAGGCGACGGTGACGGCGGGATCCTGCCGGCCACCGCCGACGGTTTGCTGACCCTCGAATACCACTTCGTGAAGGCGATCATCGAAGCATGGCAGGAAGCAGTCGTCGGCGTTGATACCCCTTTGCCGATGCCATCGAACGGTACGCGCCCATTGCCGCCCTCGGGCCTGGCGCTATCACTTCCGATGGAGCCCCTGCATCCAGTCTCGAGCCGCGTGAGCTGACGTACGCGAGGACAGTGCTGGGTTTGTGTGACCGGTGGCACAAGCTGCCGTCGGAGGTGCTGGCCGAAGACGCCAGCGTGCTGAGGCTGCTGCAGATAGAAGCCCTGGCCAGGCTGCCTGAGGAAGGAGGTGACGAGTATGGCGGCGAATGAGATAGAGATCCGCGTCAAGATGAACGACGCCGGCGCGGTCACCGAGATCCGCAGGTTTGAACGCGAGGTCGATAACTCGTCGCGGCGGATCGGGCAATCCGGGCAGAACGGCGGCCGGTCATTCGCTGAAAGGTTCCTCGCCGGGCTGAAAGCCGGGTCGATCCTGACCGGCATCACCGCCGGACTTGCGAGCCTGCCTGCCGTGATGGGGGCGTCGGGCGTGCTCGCCGGGATCGCGCTGGGTGCCGGGATCCTGGTCGGCACCAAAAAATCCCAGGGACCTTTGTACGGCGCGTTTCACCAGTTCCTCGGCGGTCTCCTGCCGTTGTTCCGGCAGGCTGCCCGGCCGCTGATCACGCCGCTGATCGGGGCGTTCGCTGACCTGCGGCAGATCATCACCGGGTCGGTGCTGCCTGGCTTGCGGCAGGTGTTCAAAGCCATCGCGCCCGACATCGCGCCCGTCGTCCAGGGGATCGGGTCGCTGGTCCGCGGCGTGCTGCCAGGGTTCATCACGCTGATGAAAGCCGCCGGCCCCGCGGTCAGGAATTTCAGCAAGTTCCTCGGCATGACCGGCGACGGGCTCGGCGGCCTGTTCAAAGCACTGGCACCCGCGGTGCGGCCGGCCAGTCAGATTTTCCGGGCGCTCGGCAGCATCCTGAAGAACCTGCTGCCGCCGATCGGCAAGATCATCAGCGTCGTGTCGCAGGCACTCGGCCCCGCATTCAAGATCATCGGCCGGGTAGCTAAGGCGTTCGGCAATGACATCGGTGACATCATGCCGTCGCTGCGCGGCCTCGGGCGCCTGTTCGCGACGGTGCTGAAGAACCTGATCCCGATGATCCCGTCATGGGCGCGGCTGACGGGGGCGATGCTGAAACTCCTGAACGCTGGCCTGAAGCCGCTGCTGCCGCCCCTGACCCGGCTGCTGAACGCGATCATGCCGCCGCTGGTGAAATTCATTAACCTGATGTCGAACGCGTTCGCCAAGAACATCGGCCCCTTGTCGCAGGTCGCCGCGTGGGTGGGGCGTGTCATCGGGAAACTTCTTGACATCATCGCCGCGGCGTCGAAGGTCGGCGCGAAATGGCAGACGTTCACGACCGGGCTGTCCGCCGCGTGGGGCACCGTCACGTCCACCATCTCGAGCCTGTGGGACGCCACCATCGGCAGCATCATCTCCGGCATCGAAACAGCGATCGGCCTGCTCGGCAGCCTCACATCGAAGATCGGGTCAATAGGCGGCGGCATCGGCGGGATCCTGTCCCACTTCGGGCTCGCGCACGGCGGCACCGTCGGGCAGGCCGCATCCGGCGGCATCCGCGGCAGCCTCGTCAAAGTCGGTGAGCACGGCCGCGAACTGGTCCGCCTCCCCGTCGGATCGACGGTGTTCTCCAACCCGGACACCGAAAGGATGCTCGGCCAGGGCGGCGGCGGCACGGCACGGGTCGTCATCGAGTACCGCGGCGGATCAGGGATGACCGGACTGGATCATCTGTTCTGGACGTGGATGCAGCGCAGCGTCCGCATTCAGGGCGGCGACCCGGCGATGTTCCAGCGCAAAGTAGCGTTCCGGTGACATTCCCCGACGTGATCGTTGACCTGCGCGCCGAACTGCTGCTCGCCGGCACCTGGACCGACATCAGCGATTACGTGTTCAACAACGAAGACAGTCCTGGCATCACGATCACCCGCGGCCAGGCCGACGAATCCCCGCTTACGAACACATCCGAATGCGTGATGCGGCTCAATAACTCCGATGGCCGGTTCACGTCACGGAACCCGTCCGGCGCCTACTACCCCGACCTCGTCATGAACACGCAGGTGCGGGTGTCGGTGCCCGAAGGCGCCAGCTATCTGAGGATCGAAGACGACCAGGTATCCGGCGCCACCGCCCCCGACTCCGCTGGCCTGTCCATCACAGGCGACACCGAAATCCAGATCGATGTGACACTGGATAACTGGCGGCAGGATCAGGTCCTCGCCGGGAAATGGGTCGCAACATCGAACCAGCGGTCATGGGCGCTCGAGCTGGAGGAAGACGGCGTCCTGCGGTTCTCCTGGTCCAGCGACGGCACCACCGGTGCCGTGTTCAACGCCGAATCTTCCGTCCCCGTACCTGTCCCCGCGCTGCGGCGGCAGGCCATCAAAGTCACCCTGGCGACCGGAACGGGCACCGTCACCTACTACACCGCCGGCGACATCAACGGCACGTGGACGCAACTGGGGGACGCGCAGGTCCTCGGCGCCAAAACAGTGTTCGACGCCACCGCCGGCATCACCCTCGGCTACATCGCGAATAACCAGGCCCCGTTCGGCGTCGCCGGCATGAACGGCAAAATCCACGCATTCAATCTGCTGTCCGGCATCGGCGGCACCGTCAAAGCCGACCCTGACTTCACAACCCAGACCGCCGGCGCCGGGTCATTCAGTGACGGCACCAACACGTGGACCGTTCACGGCACCGCCGAGCTCAGCGACCGGGATTACCGGTTCCACGGCGAAGTCGCAGCATGGCCCAAAGGCCAGGACCCTACCGGCACCTACGTGTGGGTGGATGTGACCGCGAACGGGCTGCTGCGCCGCCTGTCCGGCACCAACCGGCCGATCCAGTCCGCGATGCGCCGCTACTGGACGAAAGCACCATTGAACGCCCCCGTCGCTTACTGGAGCATGGAAGAAGGCAGCAACGCCGCCGGGTTCGCGTCCGGCCTGGCGGGCGACCCGGCGATGCAGTTCGTGTTCGGCACCCACACGAAACCTGACTTCGCGGCCGACTCCGACTTTGAATGCTCCGATCCGCTGCCGGTCCTCAACGGCACCGCGTGGACGGGGAAAGTCCCCGGCTACACGGCAGGAACCGGCCACCAGCTGATGGCGCTGATCGACATCCCCGCTGCCGGTGATGTGACGAACACGATCCTTCTCGAAGCTGACATGACCAGCCCTGATGTCGGGAAGATCCTGCTGCGGTATTCGACGGCGCTGGCAGGGACGCTGGCGTGCGAGCAGTGGACCCCCGACAGCGGGCAGCTGCGGGCCGGGACGTCGCCGGGATATGCGGGCGCGAACGGCCAGCAGCTCCTTGTCGGCATCTCCATCGATTCGGCCGGCGCGACAGCGCTGCGGGTCGCCGCAGCCGGTGCCGTGTCATCGACCGTCGCCACTGACACGGGCGGCTCTGCTATCACGCTCGGCAAAGTCACCGCCGTCGACCTGAACTATGAGCTGACCCTGGCCACCGACACCGCTGTCGGGCATGTCGCTGTCATCGCCGACGCATCCACGGCCGCGTTCGAAGACGCACTGAGTGCCCTGGCCGCCTACGCGGACGAAGCGGCCGGGGACCGGTTCCAGCGGCTGTGCGAAGAAGAAGGCATAACATTCCGCGGCCAGGGCCAGATGTCAGCCAGCACCCCGATGGGATTCCAGACCGAGCAGACGCCGATGACGTTGCTGCAGGAATGCGCCACCGCCGACATGGGCATCATGTATGAGCCACGGCAATGCGGCCTCGCACTCGGCTACCGCACCCGCTCCAGCCTGTATGACCAGGACCCGGCCGCCGCGTTCACCTACACCTCGGCGCATCTCGCCGGCGAATTCCAGCCCACAGACGACGACCAGACGACAGCGAACGATGTCACCGCCACCAGGACGAATGGTTCCAGTTTCCGCACCGTCCTCGCATCCGGACCCCTGTCGGTCCTGGCACCCCCGGACGGGGTCGGCACCTACGACACTGACACCACCCTGAACCTGTTCGCCGACGGGCAGCTGATGAACGCCGCCGGATGGATGCTGCACCTCGGCACCGTCAACGAGGACAGGTGGCCGCTGATCCAGTTCGACCTCGCCCGCGCCGCGACCGCGTCGCTGGTCACCAGCCTGCAGCGCACCGACCTCGGCGACGTGTACTCCGTCGGCGACACCCCGGACTACATCACCCCGGACGGCATCACCCAGATCGTCAAGCAGCAAGCTGAACGGCTCGGGGGCTACATCTGGCAGATGGACTGGGCCGGCGCCCCCGCATCCCCGTACCAGGTGTTCACCGTCGAAGACGACATCCTAGGCCACATCGACACCGGCGGATCAGACCTGCACTCGAGCGCCACCAGCACCGCCGGCAGCCTGTCCGTCGACAGCGACGACGCCCTGTGGACAACGACAGCAACCGCAGGCTGGTCATTCACTGCCTCCGGCTCCCCCGGAGACGCCGTCCATTTCATCGTCACCACCGCCCAGTCAGCCTCCATCAGCGTCGGCGACATCTTCACCGATACCACCAACACCAGCCAGGCGTTCAAGGTGACCGCCATATCGGCGCCGTTCGCCGGGTTCGTCAACATCAGCTTCACCCCCGCCGCGGGCACCAACATGAACAACCCCGACGTCGTCACCCAGAACCTCGGCGACTTCCCGTTCGACATCAACATCGCCGGGGAACGGATCACGGTCGCGAAAATCACCGGCTCGAGCAGTCCGCAAACCTTCCTCGTCGTCCGCTCCGTCAACGGCGTCGTCAAAGCGCAATCGTCAGGCGCGGCCGTGAACCTGTTCACCAGACCCGCCATCGCCTGGTAAGGAGAACAATGGGTGCCTTGTATGTCGCAGGCGAAGTGCCGACGGCTGACAAACTGAACCAGTATTACGGCAACGCCGACGCGACCCCCACCACCGTTACCGCCGCCAGCCAGACCCGGCTCACCACGTCCTATTCGATCCCGGCCGGCGAAGCATCCGCCGGATCCGGGTACGTCATCAACTTCGGCGGGTCCGGTACCTGGGGATCCACGCAGCAGCTGATCTCATTCACCCTCGTCATCGGATCCACGATCCTGTTTTCCGGGTCGATGTCACTCGGCGCTCAGGCGTTCGCCGCATCGGCGGCGTTCCGGTTCTCCGGCCGCGCCGAATTCGTTGTCAACACCGGCGGCGCCACCGGCAACGTCATGGGCAGCTTCATGATCAACATGACGGAAACCGCGAACGCGGTCGCACCGCCCGGCACCTACACCCAGGGCAACTTCCAGGGACAGGCCACCTACGGCCTCGCCGACTCCGTCACCGCCGCATCCTCAGCGATTGACTTCACCGCAGCGAACGCCGTCGTCGTCAAATGCGGATGGGCGTCGGCGACCGGGTCGCCGACCATCACCAACCGCTCCACCATTTTCCAGAAGGTGGCGTGACCATGAACATCACCGAAGGAAGGCAGAGTTGCATTGGCTGACCGTGTGGTGGCGGGAACTGTTCCGCGACATCATCCTGACTTTGACTGGGGTAGCGATCATCTACAGCCAGGTCTACGCCGCGTTCACCGGCCGGCAGGTGTCCATCAGCCTGCTCGGGACCGGGCTGGCGCTTACCGCGCCCGCCACCTACGTCAAGCTGAGGGAACATTCCGCCGCATCCGGCACTGGTGGACCTGGGCTGCCATCGCCGCCGCGTGGGCCGGAGCTGCCGCAGCCGTCATCATCTGGAGGCACTGAATGAAAAACCGCCCCCAGGTGTACATCAACGTCTTGTTCGCGCTCGTCCTCATCGCGGCACTGCTGATCGGCGCCCGCTTCTATAACCTGCGGATTCAGGCGGTCCGCACCCAGTGCGCCGGATACGGCGACCTCGGCAACCTCGCCGCCGCCAATCTCCCCGTCGCGCAGGGCAAGCCAGGCCCGTCGCGGTTCGTGATCAGTTTCATCGGCCATGAACGGACGGCGTTCTACGGCCTCGGCTGCCCCGGCCATCTGAAGCACCCCACCAGCCAGTTCGCCCGGTGGGCGCACACCTACCACGTCCGCTACCGGTAAGGAACACCCATGATAAACAGGCTCCCCGCAGCGCTGGCGGCCGTGATGATGATCGGCATCGTCTTGTGCCTCGGCGCGTGCAGCACACCAGGCCTGCCGGGAACGTTCTTCGACCCGTCCATCACCCGCCACATGCACAACGGCACGGCACATGTTCACGCCCGGCTCGGCTACCACGTCGGCGACCCCCACCCGTCCGGGACCGTCACCATCGCCCTGTACCACCGGGTGAACAGGTTCCACAAATGGCAGTTCTCCGGCCGCGCCCACAAGGGCAACCCGTGGATATCAGGTAACGACGGTTCGCTTGACGTGTGGTATCCGTGCATCCAGTCGAAGCACAAGAACCTGCGGTGGATGATGAAGGTCGTGTGGGACGGTGCCAGGTCAGACGGCACGCCGACTAGCGGGACTCGTCACTATCCGAACAAGACTGGTCAGATTGTGGACTGCTCTTAGCATCGTCGGGATACGGGTAGTACGACGGCGTGCCGGGGGCGTGCATTAGCCGCCAGTTTTCCGCCTGCCGCCGGTCGTCTTCGCGGCCGAGCTCGGGCGTCAGCGTCAGTTCGCCGCCGAAGATCACCCACTGTTCCGGCGGGCGGCGGCGGCGGAACGGCCACAGGCGCATAGCCGCATTGTCACACGGCGGCGAACATCCAGGCGGCGAAGCCGAGGAACGCCCACGTCCACGCACCCCACAAGAACGCGCCCTCATGGCTTGTGATGGCGGCGATGACGAAGAACACGCCGCCGAGCATCATCAGGATCTTTGACCGTGCCCACATAGGCACCCAGCTACCCCTTGCGGCACTGGTTATTCAACTTCACCATCTAGTCGCTTGTGCCATTCGGCATGGTAGGCAACGGAATCGTTGCCGTAGAGAAGCGCGCAGCAGATAACGCACTCGTGCAGGCCTGGACCGTTGATCCTGGCGATCTTCTGAAGCAACTCGCCTTTGGCGGCCATCATCTCAAGTCCAGCCTGAACGACTTCCTCTGATCCGGCACGACTCATCGAACTTCCCTCTCTTTCCCAGCGGCCCGGCCATGCCCCTGTGCTGGCCGGGCGTTTTCGCATGCCATCATGTTGCTGTGAGACGACGGAACCTTCCTGAAGTCCGCCACTGCGCGGCAGGTGACTTAATGCGGCGCCGCAACCTGCCGGACGTGCGCCGCTGCGCACAAGGTGAGTTAGTCACCCAGGTGCTCCCAGATGCTGCCGAGGTCACGCGTCGCCTTCGCCCGCGCCCGCCTCGCGTTCTTGTCGGCCGCGGCACGAGCCTGCTTCGTCTTCAGCTGCTGCTTAGCGCGGTTCATCTTCTCGATGCGGACGTTCTTCGCGACCACCTTCCGCTGCGCGGGGGTGAGTTTCTTGGCCATCGAACTCTCCTGCGTTGATTTTGCTGGCCAGGTCTGTAACCAGCTGGAGCCGCAGCCGTCCGTCGGCGCGGCGGATGTCCTCATACCAGGCAGCCAGCGCGGTCACGCCATCCACTTGACCAGCCCGCCGTCGTATCCCTGGAGAAGCACCCTGGCAAGGTTCGTCACGTCCTTGCCGTCGGCCGCCATCTCAAGCACACGCTTAACGTGGCCGTCGAACTCTGCATGGCAGGCTTCAGGATCCCTGTTCCAGTCGATGATGAGACTGGTTATGGCGTCGTCCAGTTCCTTCAGCCTGCGTGCGCTCCAGCGGCGTTCACGATCGGCCTCAAGCCGTGCGGCACGTTCCTGCTTCGTCTCACTCATGCTCTTTCTCATTTTCAGTTCAGCAGGGCGAAGATCGCCATGCAGATCACTGCCGCCAGCGCTATGCCCGTTAGCAACGGGTGCAGGACGCCCAAGCCGAATAGCCGGTCCTCGGGGAAACGTTGCTGCCGCGGGCTCACCGGTTCGCCTTCGCTGGCTCACGGGAGCAGCACACGCAGCGGTGCGCGTCGAAGCAGCACACACCCGCCCGGCAGGCCTCGCACTGATAGCCAGTCATCACGCCTCCTTCAAGTCAGGCCACGACGGGGGGCAGTCACTGGCTCACCGCCGACACCCACTGGCCCGGCGCGAACACGGCCGTCAGCAGCCCGTCCTTGTCCATGAGGCGCAGGCAGCCCTGATCGTCGACGCTGAACGTGCTCGCCTGGATAACCCGGTCGTTCGACTTCGTGTCGGTGCTCACGCTGACGTTCACAGGCCCACCGCGTGGGCGCCGTGCGCTGCCTGAGCCGGGGTGTACTTCTCATACTCAAGCTGGCCGACCAGCCCGCTGAACGACCATCCTGGCTCAGACTTCATGTAACTCTGCGCCGAGTAGACGGCTTGCTGCATCCAGTTGGCGTGCACGTGGTTGACGGCGAACAAAGCGAGCTTGCTGCTGAACTTCTCGTATCGGAGTTGTCCTGCGAGGCCAAGCTTCGACCAGCCCGGCTCAGTCTGCAGGTAGTCCTTCGCTGATGCGATCGCCTGTTGCTGCGGCACCGTGTACACCGGGCCGGACGGGACTGGTGGCGCGACGGACTTGGGTTGCGCCGGCGGGAACGTGACGGTACCCGAGCCGAGGACGGAGATGGCGACCACGGCGACGAAGACGATGCTGCCGATGCCGAGCATCGCGGTACGGATCGGATGCCGTTTCTTCGGCCGCGGCATTTGCGGCGGCACGGGTGGCGGCATCATCGGGGCGGTGCCGGAAGGGCTGTAGGGGTTCATTGCTTCTCTTCCTCGAGTTCTCTACATTAATGAGCACGTTGCTTACGTGTAAATACGTGTCACCGGTGGCTGGCAGCAAGCCGCTGCAACAGCCGCTCAACTGAAGCCTTCGGCGGCCACGGACCCGACAAGCCACCGTCCTTCGCGGACTTCCCGTCCCGCCAGAACGTCAGCACCCGGCCCGGCCTGCGGCCGTCATGCGCATCGAACCACGACACGACATCGGTGAACCACGCCTGCCGGTAACTGTCCGGGCTCGCGTTCGACTCGCCCAGGTCAATCCGCGGATACCGTTCGCCGCTGATCCGCCGGAACGCGTCCAGGTTCGCCGACATCCGAGCCCACACTTTGGCCCGGTCCAGTGTCCCGCCTGACGTCGCACCCGGCAGGATGGCTGCCTTGCGGAGCCCGCCGCCGGACAGGTACTTGTCGTTCAGGTACAGGTCGTAGCCGTACCAGTCCAGGCCCGGCGCATACCACTTCGCCGCCTGATTGACCGGGCCGCAGCCAAGCGTCCCGAACCTGACATGCGTCCCCCTGGCCAGCTTCAGCATGTGGAGCTGCATCCGCCGGTAGCGGGCCGGGTCACGCAAGATATGCACGTACCCGAGCGGGTTATTACCGACCGCGTTCTCATGCCAGATCGTCACGTCCGTGTGATGCGGGCACGTCGCGAACCACTGCCGGAACCAGGTGTCATAGTCGCCGGCCAGCAGCGGCCCCGGCATCGGCCGGAAGCTGATCAGCATCCACGGCCGCCCCGGCAGGACCGGGCACGCCGCCGGCCAGTCAGCCGGGTCGGTGGAGTCGTAGTAGATGCGGACGGCGCGGGCGGCGGGGATCTTCGCCTGGAACGCCGGGTAGATGCGAACGTTGGATCCGATCGCGACCCGTGCGTGACGGGTGCTCGCGTGCGCGGCCGTCCCCGTAATGACGACGAGCAGGGTCGCGGCCGTTACCAGGACCAGCAGTATGCGTCTCATGACTTCCTTCACCTGGTTATGCCCATTACGGCCATGTT